CCTTTTCCAAAGTTTTCTGCGTAAGGTTGCAATGCTTCTGATAAATCTCCGATGTTTTCAGAAATTGCTTCCCATTCAATATCCTCAAAATCTTCTTTAATAATATCCGCTATTGGCTTAAATATCTTTTCTATAATATCAGCAAAATCTTGCGCTTTGTTTTCCATTTGGTCAAACGCATCTTGCCAAGCCTTTTCGTATTCTTTGGTAGCGTCTAAAATTTCATCGGTTAAATCAATAGTACCGCCGCTTACCCCACTGCCTTTTGATTTATTTGCATCGTCAGGTGTTTTAATGACGTTTAACTTATCAAAACCAAGTAAGCCCATATAGGCTTTCTTTGCCGACTTTGATACACCATCCAAACTGTCTGCAAGTTCGTCTGTATCATCTTCCAAAGAGTTAAAACCTTGACCGAAACTGTCCAAATCAAGTTTAATTCCCAAAAGGTTTGCTAAACTCACAAGCAATCTCTTTAGCGCAATCGTAGCACCGTTTAAAACAGGCATAATTTTTTGTAAAGCCGGGATAAACAACTGACCTAAAACCATTCCGACTTCTTTTACGTTATTGCTAAACTGTCGCATCATATTGCTAGGAGAATTGATAGTGTTAGCCAAATCGCCCCAAGCCACTTTACTTTGGTCTAAAATAGCCAAAATACGCAACTGCATCTTTTCGGCTTGTGTCATTTCCGACACGGCTTTTTCAAGACCTAATTCATAAGCGTAAGTCTGCAAGGTCGCATTCGTAATGTCGATACCATACTTATATAACGCTCTTGATTGACCGATTAAACCGCTTTGTAAGTTTTGCATTACATCGGCATAATCTAAGTTGAATAATGATGACAAATCCGAACCTAATTTTGTGATTGAACTTGCCGTTGCCAAGGAAACTTCCCCGGTCTGCCCTACTGAGTTTGTGACGGATGCTAACTGCGAAGCGTACTGTGTCACTTCTTGCAAGTTAAGACCGAGATTTTGCAATCCTGTTTCGGTAAGCAACCCTGTTCCGTCTGCGTTCATTTGTATTGAAAGACCCGAAAGACCGCTTAATCGTTGTTGCAACCTTGTCGAAAAACTGTCGGCGTATGCTTCTGCACTTTCATATCCGTATTGCTCAAATTGGTGCGACCAATCGCTACCGATTTTTCCAAGTGCTACATTAAAGTAGTTGTATGCTTCCAGATAATCGGCGGTACTGTCAATTGCTTTTCCAAGACCTTTAAATGCCCTTATTAGCAAGAAATAAGTTGCGTAAAACTTACCTATTGCACTAGCCAATCCGCCAAAACTTGCCCTTGCCCTTGTAGCACTGTTAGAAGCCCTATTTAGCCCCTTTGAAATGCTATTCGATGCAGAACCTACCTTTGCACCTTGTGCGCTTAAATTCGCCAATGCGTTAGTCATTCTGATAACATTCTCACTAACCTTTGGTGCTTTTGAAAGCGTAGTCATAAGGTTGTTCATTGCGGTTGCTAACTGCGGAATATTAGTAATTGCATTTGTTACGGATTTATTACCAAGTTTTCCAAGGTTTTTTGCTAAATCTGATACTTGAACCGCATTTTGCGATACCGCACCAATGTTATTAAAAGCTCTTGTCATATGCGACAACGAACTCGCCGCATTGTTTAAACCTTGCGTATTGATATTTGCAAGTTGGTTAATTCCGTTTGCAAGTCTAATAAACTTTGCTTCGCCAACGCCCTTAAAACCCTGCATACCTCTTGACAAGGATTCTACGCCCCTACCAAGTGCCACAAGGTTATTACTTCCGTTTTGTGACTTTCCAAGAGAATTAGAAAGAACATCAAGCCTTGATACTAATTTATCTATGGAACTGTTCGCTTTTTGTGCTTTGGCTTCTATGCTTATGGATAAAGCATCAATTTCAGTCGGCATTCTTTCCACCTCTCTAATAATTATTTTTAGTTAGCGACCATTCTCGTTTTGCTGAATGGCCGGTAAAAAGACAGTAGGCTATGACACACTACTGTCCTAATATTAAGAAGGACTTTGCGGAAGCCCTTGCTTCTCAAGCAATTTTATTCTTTGTTTCATTTCAAAGACCGCAATTTCTTCTTTTGATTCTTTGTATTTGTTTTCTTTTGTATTTTCTTGAATATCCGAAAACATAGGTTTTTCAAAATATTTGCTTGCAGTTCCGTGCTTGCCTTTCCACAAGAAATTGTTGCAAACGGTAGAATCCAAAGCAGACATAATGTATTGACCCATTATCCACATATCTTCATCTTTTATTTTTTGCCTTTGCTTATAAGATTTATAAAATGCCCTTAATTTATTCGGTGTGAGATGCCAAAATGTTTCATAAGGAACACCAATCGTCAAGGCATAAGGTAATATATCCTCATAGACTAATTCTCGATAACTTTTGTGCTTGACTTCTTCTTGTGGTCTTGGGGCATCTTCGGCTGTTTCTTTTTGGTCTCTTCCGTCTGGAACATCTTGTCCAAACCAATCAGCTCGAAAAAACCATCATTTCCCATATCTTCAAGCAAAATTTCCATTAAAGCATAATAATTTCCATCTTCTTGACCTTTTCTTTCAAGCAAATACTGTTTAACAACCGCTTTTGTTTTTGATAAATCCCAATTTTCTTGATGCTCAAGAAGTCCTGCGTGCAACATATGTAAAGCGGTCTGCGGTACATCTGCCATAGCAGAAATAAGTTCTTTAATATCCGCATTGCTCTGCGCCATTGCCACATTTGTCATTAAGCCAGTAATTTTTTCGGTACAATCCTTGTGCAAAGATGCTTCAATGCTAAATTCGATAGTGTAGTCTTTATTTCCAATTGTTAATGTTCTCATATTTTATCCTTTCCTCCGCCTTAATTAGCGGAAAGGAGAGGGCTTTCGCCCCCTCGCTTATTGCTAATAATCTTCTTATGCTCCAGCCTTTGCAGTAAGTGTAATTTCAGTGGGATAACCCAACTCATCTTCCACTACTTCTACATCGTAATCATCTTCAATCCACTTGGGAACTGTTGCGATCGCTACGGTTGCCGTTCCTGTTAAGTGGTCTTCTGTTGCTTCATCGGGTGCAAAACTTTCAGTACCGATAAACGCACAAATACCTTCTGAACCCCTGCCGTCTGTACCATAAAGAATACAGAAGTCAAGTTTCTTTCCTGCATCTTCTGCAAGTGCATCTTTGTACTTCTTTTCAAATGCTCCGGGTACTTCCATTGAAGCCGCACTTCTTCTTCCTTCTTCCTGTGTTTCAACCAAATCTTCAAGAGTTGAAGTATCAACCATATTTGCTGAACCAAAAGGACTAGGGATTGACTTTGCTCTAATTAAGAGTTTGTAAGTACCTTCCCAATAATTTGCTTCACTTACTTCTTTGGTCTGAACTCTGTAAATGATTCTACTTTTTAAACCAGTTGCCATTTTCTTTCCTCCATAATTTTATAAATAATCGCCTTTATCCATTGACCGCCTAAATCTCGCCGTCATTCGGTGTACGTCTTGTGTGCTTTCAAAACTAGGCATTGAATTGATTTCAAATCCCATAGTTTTCATCACTTTTGTAACTTCGGACATAACTTTTCGTGCTTCATTCTGTGTTTTGTTACTATAAACATCTACTTGGAACGTAAATAACGCACCATTGACCGATGTTCCTTGCAAATCTCTTCCTTGCTCGCTTGCCGGAAGTGCATTGAAGTACACAAAAGGAAAAACCGCAGGTGCTTTACTGCTACCCACGGTTGAAAAATTGCTGTCTGTCATATTGTATGTGTCTTTTATCGTTTGTGAAAAATTCTGCTTTAGCCTTGTGAATACCATAAGAGGTATCATCATATACCAATCGCTCATTTGAATACCTCTCTTGCAACCTTGACTACTCTGTTCATCAACTCCATAGATGTTTCATACATAAATGGTCTTGACGGCATACCTTGTGTAAAATATACGTTTCCTTTATCGTCTTGATAAAACCAACCGTATTGTCCGGGCGAAATCTCAAATATCTTTTCTCCTACGTTATATTCCCAATCGACACCTTCCGGGAATGGATAAGGATAACCACCTTCCATCCCTAGTTGCCCACTTCCGAACTCGACGTAGGCGGCATGTTCACTGTCCGCTACAATATAAAAAATGGCAGTCCCTTTCGTGCTGCCACCATATTCCGTATGAATACTCGCTATCAATTCGCCTGTAAATATTGCATCCAATCTCGCCACATTTGCCCTAGCAATGTCAACTCCATCTTCTGCAAGTGTTTTAGCCAATAAATCGACTTTGTACTGTAAACTGCTTTTGTACTCCAACAATTCTTTCTTTAGTTTCTCAATGCCTTTTACGGATAAATCGGTTTTGAATACTCTCTTTGCCATTACTTCACAACCTTTTTCAGCACATACTTGTCAAAATTAAGACTAGGGCTAATTTTTACAATTCGATAGTCGGCACTGTATTCGTCTGCATTGCCACCAATGTCCTTTATAGGCTCTGCGGTATGCCAAATAAGGCTTGTTTCTTTTATAGGCAAGGTATTCTTACCTACAACCAAAACCGCTTCATAATCGGCTAAATTCAAGCCAAATTCAACCGCTTCTGCTTCTCCACCACTCATAGCAATATTGCCGTAAAATTCAACAGGTTCACTATAAATGTTTTTCGGTTCGCCAGTAGGGTATCTGTTTCCATCTTCGTCAATATATTCTTCTTGAATAGTATCGACAAGTGTTGCGTAATACATCTTTTGTTTATTCTTGTTTAGGGTTCTCATTTGCAACCAACTCTTTTGTTATACTGTGCGTTGCTAATCATCATAACCGCACCAAGGAATGTGTCAATTGCGGTAATAGTACCTACAATTTCTTCTCCGTAAGGCAATCCCCAAATACCTGCTAATGCAAAGTAAAGAGTACCAATTGACGGAAGAACAATAACAACAATCCATTTAATAATATCGTATGCTTTATTACTCATATTGCACCTCACTACATACCAAATTGCTTAAACAAAAATCCGATAATAATGCCAACAACAGCAGTAACCGCATAACCAATCAACTTTCGCCACATTTCGCCATCTCTAGCTTCGAGTTTTGCAAGTCTATCGCCTTGGTCTGCCTGCTCTTTTTGCATTGTTTCCATACTTAACGCTAATCTTTCAACCGATACAAGAAGTTTGTTGTTTTGCTCTACAACCTTTTCCAACTCCCCAATACGTTTGTTTTGCCGTGTATGTTCATCTTCCATTCGCCTAGCAAATTCGTTATGCTCTGCTCTTGTTAATGCACCATCCATTACATTACCTCTCAAGTTCCATTTGTCTGTTCCCCACCACCAATTACAGACTTTACCCTGCGGAAACGACAAGTCTCTTTCAAGCCGCCCCCACGCACTGACTACTATAATATTGTTACATAGTTTGGAAATGCACTATAAATACTAGGGCTTATCCAACTGCTTTCATAACTTCTTGATACGCCATTTTCGGAGTGTGACTTCTGTCCTTCTGCTCCGGCTTTTGCATAAACATCTACACAAGCCATAGCCAAAGTGTTTTTACCTTTTGACAAATCGGAAACAATGTTCTTCTCTGCAAAATGGCTGGGAAAGTGGCAATTCTGCGAAATATGTTCAATAACAAAATCCACAATAGACAACGGAAATTCTGTCATTGTTTCGCCTGTTTCTGTCACATAATCTTTTGCCTTATCACGCACATATTCAGTTAATTCTTGCATTGTTTCCATATTCGCAACTCCTACAATTCAAACTTCTCAATCAAAGCCTTTTTGATTTCTGCACCCGTCAAACCATCTTCAATACCGTTTTCTTTTGCCAACTTCTTCAAATCAGCAGTAGGCATACGATTGATTTCGGTTTTTGTGTATTTCACTTCCGTACTTTCTTCTGCGATTTCCGGCGCATTCATATACTGCGAAAAATCGTCGGCAACTTTTTCTTTTGCTACATCTTGTGGCTTTGTATTTGCCTTTTCTACGGCTTTCTTTTCTTCCATTGGAACATCTTGACCTATCTCATACAAAATGCCCTTAAATTTAACTCTATGGTCGAATTTCATACCTTACCTCTCTTTCTAATAAATGCAATTAGGGGCAAGCCAACGCCCACCCCATTTGCAACATATTTTCAATTTTAGTAAGATACTGTTCCGACTTTGAGTGTATAAGTTTCATTTAAGCGCTCGAAAGAAGGTAAGCAGATTTCGGAAACAGTTGTCTTTGTGTGTACGGGATCTTCTGTAACAGTTACGGAAACTGCAACACCGCCATCAACGATAGTAACATCTGCTTCGGGTCTGCTAATAAGCGTTCTTTCTTCGGGTGTCATACCATACCAAGTATTACCTAATGCACCATCCGGGATAAGTGTAGCCATACCATCGGGATAGAACTTCTTAACAACGCCGCTTTCGTCCTTGTACTGTTTAGAGTAAACAATGATTGTTACGCCTAATTCAGTAGAGAATGTTTCCTTAACACGATTATCTGTCATAATGATGTTAGCAGTTACATTCTGTGCAAGTGTATAAGAACGAACCTTTGTGTTCTGCTTTAAGTAGTTCATTGTCTGCTTTGAAACAATTAAGATAGAAGGTCTAACACCTGTCTTTGCTTCAACCGCATCCTGTGCATCCATAACATCCTGGATAGGGTCAGAATTTGCGGTATCAGACCACATATCTGTACCAAGCAACTCTGTAAAGTTGTTTGTCCTGTATGTGTTGTCGGGGTCATAGTTGTAAGAGTATGTAGCACCATCAGCCGAAATAGAAATACTAGGATTTCCTGTTGCGGAAGATAATAACTGCATTCTCATTCTTTCGGGTACAACTTCTGCACCTTCGATAAGTGTTTCAGCATCATCATAGATTCTGTCTAATACTTCCTGTGCGAATGGGTCAGAAGAATCCTGAATACGCATAATTTCCTGCTCGTCATTTTCTTTGATAAGCATAGACTCTTTGAAGAACGCCATCTCTGTTTCAGTAATCTGGAAACCTTCACGGCTACGGATTGTAGAAACTGTATCAAATGCGCTAGGCATTAAGGAAACAGGCAATCCTTTTGAAGTCTTAATCCATTTAAGGTCAAGACCTGTTTTCTTCTTTGCAGGGAACAAACCAACACCAAGATACGGCTGCTTGTTGCTTGCCACTTCATTGTGTCTAACTGCAATCGCTTTTGAACTATAAGCATCTCTAATATTCATTATCTAGTACCTCTCTTTCTTATTCAAATGTCACATTCGCAAGTGCGGTCTTAACTGCATCATCAATAGTCAAGCCACTGTTTGCTTCTGCGTTAGCGAGATTGATTGTCGCGTATGCCTTAACGATTGAACCGTTAGGGTTTTCTTCGTAAACATCGTAAAGAAGAATACCTACTGCATCTGCGCTGTTTGCTACTGCGCCGTCTTCATCAATAGGACTACCAGCCTTGCAAACACCGTCTTCAAATTCAGTAATTGTAATAGGTACTAAAAGTTCGCCACCGAGTTTTCTCTTTAAGATTTCCGGTGTAGAGTTAATGTTTGTGTTCTTTACATTCATTTTCTTTACCTCATTTCTTTCTAAAAATTATTAAGATTTATAAGAATCAATAATGGATTCACTTGTTTTACTTGTAGCCGATGCAACCTTGCCAAGATTTTCAGCAATTTGTTCAGCTTGTGTTTTCTGCGGTTCTTCCTTGCCCTTACTTCCGCTAGGGTTAGGAGTGTTTTCCAACGCTTTCTTCTCATACTCTGAAACTGCGTTCTTCTCTCTGTCGGAAATAATCTGACCGAGTGTTGCAAAATCCAACTTTCCATTGCCAGAAACCAAAGTGTCTGCGACTTCGCCAGTAATACCGAGTTTTGCAAGTTCTGTCTTTGTAATCATCTGCTCAATCTGTTTTTCAAGATTTGCGACACTGGACAAAGCCTTATCTTTTTCTGCTCGTTCAAGTTCTAACTCTGTCATATTCTGCTTATTCAGTTTCTCTAACTCTTTTTCAAGTTCAGCAATTCGGTCATCTTTGCCACCAACACTTGCTAACTTATCCTTGTAAGATTTTGTTTCAGCACCAATCTGATTAAGATAGTTTGTAATCTGTTCATCATTAGGTTCTGCGATACCAAAACCGATA